GGAGGTCAACCCGGCTAGCTCAGCGGTCGACTCCTTCACCAAGGCGAAGCGGCAGACCACGGTCGACGTGGGTGCGAAGGTCGACCAGGCCAACTCGACGATCAACGCGCTGACCAGCGCTCAGCGGTCGACTGTGATTCAGGTGATGGCGAACATCTCCCCGGCGATCAGCTCGATCTCGGCGTTCCTGTCCGCCCAGTACAAGACCATCGTCACGGTCGACGCGAACACCCAACCCGCTCGCAACGCCATCAACGCGGTAACCAGCGGCAGCTACACCGCGACGATCACCGTCACCGCGAACACATCGGCCGCCCAGGCGGCCATCGCCGCGATCCCGCGCTCGGTCTCGGTCAGCGCGGCCTCGGCTCCGTCGGCGGGGGTGCAGTCGTTCTCCGCCGCCCCCTCGATGATGGCCTCAGCCTTCGCTGCCCCGGCGGCAGGCGGTGCGCCGCCACAGCTCTCGCGGAACATCACCGTCCCGGCGAGCATCATCATCAACGTCGATGGCGCGCTGGACCCGGATGCGGTCGGTCGTCAGATCGAGAACGTGATGAAGCGGTACGACCGGCGCCGGAACGGGATCGACGCCAATGCCACCCTCGTGCAGCGGAGCTGGCGAGTGGGCTCATGATTTGGCGGCAGGGCTGACAATGACAGCACCCTCAGAAGTCCCACCAACAATGTGGCTGCCCACCGTCGCGGTCTACTCCGACGGGGTGTGGCTGGCGGACGGACGGGACCTGGAGTCCACCGACCCACAGGTGCTCACCGACCTGGCGGTCCGTTGGGGTCGCAGCACGGTCGTCGACCAGCCGCAGCCGTCCACCTGCAACCTGACTCTGTCCGACCGGGAGGGTGGGCAGCGATTCCTCGACCTGCTGCACGTCGGCGGGCGGCTGGACGTGACCGCGGACGCGCTGCTCGGTGGCGAGGAGACCGGCGACGAGACCACCGTGGTGATCGACGAGGACTTCGCCGCGGGCATTGGCGATGCGTTCAAGCTGAGTGGGAACGCCACCGTCAGCCACGGTCCCGGCTATCTGCACGTCGAGTGCCTGGGCGTCGCCACGGTCACCGTCGTCATCCCGCCCGCCCCGCGGCAGCCGGTGAACGGCGACCCGACCGCCTGGGACGACGTGCCGCGTGCCCTCACTGGCCAGACCTGGCACGCGGCGATGGACGTGCGCTGGCCGCCGCCGTTCGCCGGGTACGACGGCTGGAACGCAGTCGTTCGGCCGTGCAGCTTCAACTCCCCGTGGGCTGATCCGGTGCTGCTCGATCCACTGCCACCTGGGTTCGACACGGGTGCGGACTGGACCCACTTCGAGGGCGACTTCCAGCCCACCGCGAATGCCTGGCTCGGGGTCGCGGTGGAACTGCACCCCACCGGCCCGACGTGGGACGAGCTGCCGCCGGCACCGATCACCCCGGTGGCCCGGACCAACCAGGCGCCGAACCCCCGGGCGACCGCCTCAGGGACCGACGGCTGGCTCGGCACCCGCGGGTTCGGCAGCGGTGGTGGCGCCGGGACCTACAGCTACGCAACAGGGATGACCCCCGCGCCGGCCGCTGGGGTCGACACGGCCCGGCGCAAGACCTGGACAACATCGCCGACCGACAACGTCAACTCGGGGTTCCAGGTCGACGCATCCTCGGCCGGCCGGTTCCCGGTGACCGCCGGCGACACCATCACCGTGTCCGCCTACCTGCGGCACGGCTCGGCCACCACCAAGCTGGCCTCGATGCGGCTGCAGTTCCGGGACGCGGCCAGCGCGGTGGTCGGCGCGACCCTGGCCGGCGACACCGTGACCCTGCCGGTCGGCACTGGCTGGAGCCGGATTGCCCACACCGTGACCGTGCCCGCGACCGCGGTCACCATGAGCGTGTTCCCGGACATCCTGACCGGCGGCGGCGGCTTGTGGGCGGTCGGCAACACCTTAGATGCGACCGCCCTGCTGATCGAGGTGGGCAACAACCTGGTCAGCCCGTATTTCGACGGGGACACCGCCGACCTGGCCGACACCGCGCAGTACGACTGGACCGGCACCGCGAACGCCTCCACGTCCACCGTCAAGGGTTTCGGGGTCACCTGGGACGCGATGAACGCCGGGCAGCCCTACGAGAACGCGACCACCTGGGACGCCCTCGGCCTGTTCGCGGTGGACAACGTGCTGCTGACCGCCCCGGACACCGGCACCGTCCGGCTCGGCATGGTGTTCTCTGGCCGGATCACCGACCTGGAGGCGTGGTTCGACGAGGACGTGGGCGCGACTCGGGTCGACGTCACCGCTGCGGACCAGCGCGCGGAGCTGGGCAACCGGGACGTGGGCGACGAGCCGTGGAACGAGGAACCCATAGGCACCCGCTTCCAGCGAATCGTCGCGGCGTCCGGACAGCCGATCGAGTCGCGGGTCTCACCGACCGCCGCGGCCTACATGGTGAGCTGGCGGGACGTAGACCGGCAGCCGGCGATGCGCCTGCTGGACGAGCTGGCGACCAGTGCCGACGGCGTGCTCTGGGCGGCGACCCACCCGACCACCGGGCCGTATTTGCAGCTTGAGTCGATGAGCGACCGAGTGGCGCTGTTCGTGCTGGAGAAGTCCAGCGGGGACGGCCTGATCCGCATCGTGGCCAAGACGGTGGAGCAGACCGGCGCGGTCGAGATCGACTCGTGCAGCATTCTGCTGGAGCCGGTGCGCTGGCGGCACGACATCGAGGACGTGGCCACCCGGGTCGCCGTCACCTGGCGGGAGCAGACCACCGACGATGAGGGCAAGATCAAGCCCACCGATCGGGTCGAGTCCCTGAGCAATCCGACGCTGGAGGGTGCGATCGGGGTCCGCCGGATCGCCATCGCCACCCAGCTTTCGCGTGGCGGTGACGCGGCCAGCATCGCGGATGCGGTGCTCGGCCGGACCGGGACGAGCCAGTGGCGGATCAGCGGTCTGGAGTGGCACGTCGACAAGAACGATGACCCAGTGCCCGAGAACGATCTCGGTGTGCTGATGCGGTTGTTGGACGGCACGTCCCGGAACGGGCTGCCGATCATCCTGACCAACCTGCCGAGCTGGTCGCCGGTCGGTTCGGACCGCCTCGCGCTGTTCCTGGAGGGCGGCGTCTACCAGTCGCACAACGGGGCCTGGCAGCTCAAGCTGATCGTCTCGTCGGCGACCACTGTGGGCGATAGCGTCACCTGGAACGAACTCCCGCCCAACCCCGGCTGGGCGTGGGACGACTTCGCACCGGAGGTCCGGTGGATCGACCTGGGCGGTGTCGCTGCCCCGTGACGAAGGAGAGCTGATGCCGGGAGCCACCACCAACGGACTGCCGTACCCGCTCGGCACTGAGCCGGTGCGGGACGGCGACAACGCGATCAAGAATCTGGCCGACGCGTTGGACCGCCGCGGCTACGGGTACCGCACCGAGGCCCGCACCGTCGTGGTCACGCCGAATGCAGCCGGTGGTTTCGCGTTCAACTTCGCGCGGCCGTTCGCCAGTGGACAGCCCATCTGCGCCTGGACGATCACCTGGGCCGGGTCGAACATGGTGCCCGTCGCCGGCATCCAGAACGTGACCCTGACCGGCGCGTCCGGGGTGGCCTGCAACGCCATGGGCGGGCAGGCCATCACCACCGGATTCAACGTCTTCTACATCGCCGTCGGCTACGACCCCAACGTCTAGGAGGAGCCTGAAATGACCGAACAGCCGGTGGAGCAGACCGAGGAGCCGGAGGAGGAGGAGTTGCCTCCCCCCTGGCTGCGCGACCCGCTGCCAGGCGAACCGGGGTCGCCCGAGAACCCGTTCCCGCCACCGCCATTGCCGGTCGGCTATGTGACCCCGGGCCAGGAGGGCTGAGTTATGGCATACATCGACCGTGCCACGCTGAAGGTCGACTCGAAGTTCCGTGGCCGGCTCGACGCCTGCATTCTCAACGAGGCGTTCGGCAAGCCCTCGGACCCGTTTGTGGACCGCATCTTGTCCGAGCCGAACTACGGGCTGGAGGCATTCCTGCCGCTGATCACCTCACTGCCCGGATTCGACCGGCCGGAGGAGGAGATCACCGACGGCGACATTCTGGCCGGCGTACAGGCGACCTGGCCCCGGGTGGAGGCGTTGCCGTGACCGATGGGCGGGGTGTCGCACTGCGGATGATCGAGGCAGCAATCGCGGTCGGTTGGCGGGTGGAGGTCAATGCAACCGAGTGGAAGGTGGAGCTGACCGCGCTGCCGCCGCTGGCCCGCTCCCGCCCGGAGCGCAACCGCTGGCCGAATGAGCCCGAGGAGGGCGAGGAGCCGCCGCAGGAGGAGCGCGAACGGGAGTGGGCACCGGACTGGGACGTCAACGATGGAGCGCCGACCGACATGGTCGGTGAGGAGGTCGATGGCTGATGGCGCACTCGTCGTGGGGCAGCGGCTGGCCGAACTGCCAGGGCAGCAAGATCAATACCGGCTTCGTGGTGAGCGGCACCCGATTCCCGGGCGGGATGCGTCACGAGCTGGTCGATCTGACCACGATGCTGGTGCAGGAGTGCAAGAACCGTGGCTACCGGTTCGGCACCTCCTCGGACCCCAGCTACGGCTGCTGGGGCTACTCCTGTCGGTGCATCTCGGGCAGCAACAGCCCGTCGAACCATTCCTGGGGCTTGGCCGTCGACATCAACGCGCCGTCGAATCCATACACGAGTCCGCTCGTAACGGACATGCCGGACTGGATGCCGGACCTGTGGAACGAGTACGGCTTCCGATGGGGCGGCGACTACAGCGGCTCCAAGGACGCGATGCACTACGAGTTCATGGAGTCGGTCCAGTCCGCGGCTGATCACACCGCTCAGGCGCGGGCTGTCGGTCTCGGTGGCGGGACCTCCGGTCCACAGCCGCCCGAGCCGCCCAAGCCCAAGATTCCCACCCTCACGGAGGTCGGCATGTTCATCACGTTCGGACCGGGCGGTGCGCGGTTGTGCGGTCCTGGCTACACCAAGAATCTGGACGGCGAGGAGTATGACGCTCTGGTCAAGGTGCCGGGAATGCAGGTGCTCTCGGTTGATCAACGGCAGTGGGACGTGATCGGTGCCGCTTGCCTGTATGGCATCAACTCGGTCTGGGGGCAGCAGATCGAGAGCAAGGTCAATCCCGGCAACACCATCCAGGCGCAGGAGATGCTGGCCCGTGTCGACCAGCACACCCAGCCCTGACGTGATCTGGTGGCCGGGGGACTGGGGGATCGCTCGACCATCGAGTTGATGGTGTTGGCGCTGACCGTCACCATCTGCGGCCTGCTGTTCCTGATCGGCGGCACCGTCGCCGTCATCGAGATCGTCGATCCGGCGGTCGACACCAGCGCCGCGGTCAGCGCGCTCACCGACCTGCTCTCGATGATTCTGGGTGCCCTGCTCGGCCTGCTCGCGGGACGGAGTGAGCGGGCCACCGAGCTGCACCGGCAGCCGACCACCGGCCGGGACGACGGGCTTTGACCCCGGCGCGGGCGATCTACGCGATGGTCTGGTGCGGCCTGGCGGTCGCGCTGATGCTGGCCTCGGTGTTCGGCTGGCAGGCGGCGACCGGTCAGGAAAACGTGCCGCAGGCCCCATCCACCCAAGACGCCGTAACTCCCGGCTCCGTCCAAGTCACCGTCCCCACCGTCCCGCCGCTGCCCTCGGTGATGCCGGAGGACCTGGACCGGCCGACCGTCGTGGTGGTCACCACCACCGCGGTGACCGGACCACGAGGGCCGGCCGGCGAACAGGGCGTTCCCGGCCCCCAGGGCGACGCCGGGCCTGCTGCTACGGCCGGACCATCGGGACCACCCGGACCGAGCGGTCCACCCGGTCCTGCGGGCGCTCAGGGCGTCGCTGGGCCATCCGGGGCACAAGGCAGTGTCGGAGAGACAGGAGCGATAGGGTCGGCGGGCCAGCCAGGCAGCCCCGGGCCCCCGGGCCCAGGTGGTGCGGCAGGGCTTTCTGGTGCAGCCGGTCCGCCGGGTGAGCGAGGCCCTGCCGGACCCTCGGGAGCGGCCGGCCCGCCTGGCCCGCCCTGCCCCGACGGTTGGCATCTCGAAGAGGTCAGCGTCCACCAGCGGGTGCCGGTGAACGACGACCGGCAGGTGCTGGTCTGCGTGCCGGACTGACTCAGCCCAACGCACTCTCCTCGACCGACCGGTGTACGAAGCCCTGGTTGTGGCCGTCCCGCATGAGCCGGTTCAGCCGGATGTGGAACAGCCGGTGCCGGGCCGGTGCCTGCTCCGCCTGCGGGATCAGCGCGCCGCACTCGCGGCAGGCGGCCAGCCGGGGCAGGGCGTCGTCGATGGGGTCGAACAGTTCCTCTGCGTCGGACATCGGCTTCCCTCTCTGTTGTGGCAGCGGCGGTTCAGCCGTCGGTGTACCCAGCGCGAGCGCGTAGGCGATCAGCGCGGACTGGTTGGAAGGTCGCCGACGGCGATCGAGCCTACCCATGGCGGACAGCTTACGTGTGACGAGCGTCATACGTCCAGTGACCGTCCACGCTGCGAAGACCTGAGATACGTAGTACACTTGTGGTACGGATCTCGTCGACCACAAGGGAGAAACGATGGCCAAGCAGACCAGCGACCTCGACTCGGGCGGTGTCGCGTGATGCACCTCGACCAGGGCCGCATTGAGCGACTTGCCGGCCTGACCGGCGCGCAGTGGGACGATCCCGAACTGGTGGAGGCGGCCTATCAGAGGCTGCTGCGCGACGTGCGTGATCGTTCGCTGGCCATCGCGGCGCTGCGGGCGGTCCTCCAATCCTTCGAGGAGGCGGACGAGTAGTGGCCGGCGGCGGTCGGATTTATGACGAGAAGGTTCGAGCGCGGAACGCGGTGTACCGGGCGGTGAAACGTGGTCAGTTGGTTCGAGCTGACAGATGTGAGCGTTGTGGTAAGGAGTGCAAGACAGAAGGTTCTCATGACGATTACAGCAAGCCGCTGGACGTGGAGTGGCTGTGTCGCCTGTGCCATCGACACAAGGATCGACCGACGCCGACTCATTGCAAACGCGGCCATGAGTTCACAGAGGAGAACACCATTCATGGCACTAACGGAATCACCTGTCGGATTTGCATGCAGATGCTTCAGCGCAAGTGGACCAAAGCTAATCGGCCATCGAGAAGGGTGAGGCCCCGTGGATGACTTCGACCCGGCAACCGTGTCGTGGGTGCTGACCGATCAGGACCTGGGTCGGTTCAAGGCGGCCATCGGCATGTGCGAGGAGGTGGTGCTGGACCTGGAGACCTCCGGCCTGGCCGAGCATGCCTGGTCCGGCGGCCCGCAGAACGGCGGGTACCCGGCCCGGATCGTGCTGGCCAGTGCGACGCTGCCGAGCCTGGGCGACCCACACCTGCGGCCGACGACGTGGGTGCTGCCGCTGAGTCATCCCGACTCGCCCTGGCTGGGCCGATGGCGCAAGACGCTGCGCGACGTGCTGACCGAGCTGGTCCGGACCGGGCGGCCGGTGATCAATCAGCACGTCAAGTTCGACGCGAAGTGGGTGCGGGCGCAGTGCGGGGTGGACATCTCGCACCTGATCGTCTGGGACACGATGGTGTCGAGTCACCTGCTGGACGAGAACGCTTCCACCAGGCTCAAGGAACGGGCGCCGGCGACCTTCGACGTACCCCGCTGGGACGACTTCGACTTGTCCACACCGGGCGCTGCCGAGCGGGTGCCGATGTTCGACCTCGGGATGTACGCGGCCCGGGACACCTACTGGACCTGGCGGCTGGCCGAGCTGCACCGGCAGCAGATGTTCCTGGGCGAATACGCGGCCAACGAGCCGGACTCCGCGGACGAGGTGGAGACCGCGCGGCTGGGCAAACTCGCGGTGTGGTGCGCGATGCCGATGATTTCCACGCTGACCGCGATCGAGCAGCGCGGGATGCAGCTCGACCGGGACTGGACCGAGCGGGAGCTGGCCGAGCACCACGCGGCGGCGGCTGAGCTGACCGAGGAACTGTCGAACAGATATCCACATTTGGATGTGGATGGCGAGGCCGCGGTGTCCTTCGCGCCGACCTCGCACTACTTCCGGGACTGGTCCGCGGAGGCGGTGGCGCGCGGTGACCTGGTGGTGGCCGAGCTGACGCCGAACGGGAAGCCGCGGTGGTCCAAGGGCGTGTTGGTCCGGCAGGCCCGCACCGGCTCCGAGGTGGCGGCCAAGCTGCTGGACCTCAAGGGCCACGTCAAGAAGGCCGAGTTCCTGACCTCGTGGCTGCATCACGCGACCCGGGACGACATGATCCACACCACCTACCACGCGGGGCGGGTGGTGACCGGCCGGCTGTCCTCCGAGGGTCCGAACATGCAGCAGGTCACCGCGACCCTCAAGCCCGCATTCGTCCCGCCGCCCGGGCACGTCTTCATCGACCTGGACTACAGCCAGATCGAGCTGCGGGTGGCGGCCTACATTTCGCGGTGCGAACCAATGCTGGAGGCGTTCCGGCAGGGTGCCGACCTGCACCGGATGCTGGCCGCGAACATCACCGGCAAGTCGCTGGCCGACGTGCTCCCACCGGAGCGGCAGGCGGGCAAGTCGGCCAACTTCGGGCTGCTCTACGGGATGGGCATCTACGGCTTCCGGGAGTACGCGGAGACGGTCTATGGCGTCGTGTTCACCATCGAGGAGGCGGCGCACATCCACCGGGCCTTCTTCGCCACCTGGGACGGCATCGCGCAGTGGCACGCGCGGACCGTGCGGCGCGCGCACCAGACCGGGCAGGTGACTAGCCCCATCGGCCGGGTACGGCGGGTACCGGGCATCTGGGACGGCAATGACGCGGTCGCGTTGGCGGCCGAGCGGGTGGCCATCAACGCCCCGGTGCAGGGCTTCGCCAGCGACCTGATGCAGATGGCGGCGGCCTCGATCGAGGGTCGGCTGCCGGGTCACGAACCGGTGCCCGACGCGCGGATCGTGGCCACGGTGCACGACGACATCGTGGTGATCGCCCCGGACACCCGGTGGAAGGAGGTCACGGTGGGCTGCCAGGAGCGGATGACCGGGATCGGCAGCGCGCTGCGCAAGCTGGACTGCGTGCTCGACGTGCCGCTGGCCGCCGAGGCGAAGGTGGGCACCCGTTGGGGCTGGTCGGACGTGGGCGTGGTCGCTTGAATCCTGAACTCGTGCTACAGGTTCACCTACACTTGTATGACATAGGGAACGGGCTCCACCGTGCCCGTGTCGAAGGAGGTCAGTGATGGTCAACCGCCGTCGGACCCGTCGTCCCAACGGGTCTGTGGAGGTACCGGTGCGGTCGGTGCGGGTTGCCGATGATCTGTGGGAGAAGGCTCGGCGTCGGGCCACCTACGAAGGTGTGACGATGAGCCAGGTGCTCTACGACTTCGTGGACGGCTACGCCCGCGGACTGGTGGACCGCCCTCGGGTGGAGGTGGTGTTCACTCCGACCCGCCAGGCTTCGTCCGCGGCCGCGGAACCGGTCGGATAGTTCGTTGAGACACGAAAAGCCCGGCGGGCACCGGGCTTTTCGTCGAGAAGGAGCGCACGTTGGGAGAAACGAAGGGCTCTGGGCTGCACGGTAACACGCAGTCGGCCCTGGAGGCATTCACACACGGCTTCACCCCGATCCCGATCCGGGACGGCGGCAAGAGTCCCTACGGGTCCGCGTGGACCCAGCTCAGCTGGGACAGCAAGGAGCAGGTCGAGGCCAGCTTCGAGCGGTGGGCCACGTCCGGCGCGACCGGGGTCGGGCTGCTGCTCGGCAAGCGCGGCGGGAACCTGGTTGACGTCGATCTGGACCACCCGGCGGCGTGGCGGCTGCGGGAGCATTTCATGCCGTACTCAGCCATGCAGACCGGGCGGCCGGGCAATACCCGCAGTCACCGCTGGTATGTGGTCACCAAGAATCTGCCGGCCACCAAGCAGTACCGGATGCCGGACGGCGCGATGGGTGTCGAGCTCCGGTCAACCGGGGCGCAGACCCTCATCCCGCCGTCGGTGCATCCGTCCGGTGAGCAGTACCGGTGGGAGGGCACGAAGTGGGGCGGCCGGACCGGGCCGGCGAAGGTCGACGGCCGGGTGCTCTCGGTCCAGGTGGCCCTGCTGGGCATGGGTGCGGTGCTGCTCGACGCCTGGCCGGAACGCGGCGGCCGGCACGAGGCGTATCTCGCGCTGGCCGGCGGCCTGCTCCGGTTCGGCAACGACGGCGTGCACCCGTACTGGGAGAAGAACCTGCCCATCGTCATCGAGGCGCTGGCCGACGCCACGCACGACGAGGACGGTCCGGAGACCCGGGTCGCCGAGGTCATGCGCACGACGATGAACCAGCTCCGCACCCCGGAGGGCAGGGCGATCGGCTTCCCCAAGCTGGGGGAACTGATCGGCGTGGACCACGCGGAGCTGGTTCGTCGCCGGGCGCGTGAGGTGCAGAGCCTGGCCGGCTGGCAGGAACCCGAGGTCACCCGGCTGTCCGAGGACTACGGCCTCGGTGAGGCGGTCACCTCGACTCTGCCGCCGGAGGTGCGGAACCCGATCGAGGAACGGGTCACCTCCTGGGCCGCGGTCGACCTGGAGCCCTACCTCGCGGGCGAAGTGAAGATGCCCGCGCCGTCCCTGTTGATCCGGACCGACGGGCACGGCCTGATGTACCAGGGTCGGGTCAACAGCCTGTTCGGGCAGAGCGAGTCGGCCAAGTCGTGGCTGGCCGGATTCGCCTGCGTGCAGGAGATCGGTGCCGGCGGCAAGTCGCTCTACGTCGACTGCGAGGACACCCCGGAGGGAACCATCGACCGGTTCCGTCGACTTGGATTGGGCGACGACGATCTGCGGCACAAGTTCCGCTACGTCAACCCCGAGGGTCCGATCTCCTCGATGGAGCGCAGCAAGTTCGGCACTCGGGAGTCCAAGGAGGGCAAGGCTGCCCTCGGCGAGTTCGAGGCGATGCTGGTCTCCTTCAACCCGACGCTGATCGTGGTCGACGGGATGACGACCCTGTACGCCCTGCACGGGCTGGACACCAACGATGCGATGAGCACCGAGATTGTCACCGGATGGCTCAAGTCCTTGTGCCGTGGTGGCACACGCACGGTCATCGTGATCGACCACACCGGCAAGAGCTCGGGGCCGGGTGCCTCACCGATCGGTGCGCACCACAAGGTGGCGATGGTGCAGGGCACGGCGCTGCGGGTGGACGTGATCGACCGGCCGCTGCCGGGCAAGGTCGGCCAGGTCATGCTCACCGTCTTCAAGGACCGGCCGGGTGCGGTACGGCTGGTCTCGCTGCCGCCGAATGGCGACGACGAACAGGTGGCGGGGGTGGTCACCGTCGACTCCACGGTGGAGGGCATCACCAAGATCAGCGTCGACCCCGGCGACCCGGAGGACGTCAACCTGACCGAGCGGCATTCGTCCAAGATCGCGGCCGAGATGGCGAAGGTGGAGACGCTCAGGACGCTGGGTGAGGCGATCGTGACGGTGCTGGAGGGCCAGCCGCGGATCGAGTACCGCCTGGCACAGATCGAGGTACTACTCGACCATCCATCCGACGGCATGGTGGGCGACGCCTGCAAGCTGTTGGAAGGGCAGGGCCGGATGATGCGGAACAGCCCGCGCGGTCAGTTCTGGCGCCTGCTCGACCCGTCCGACACCAGTCCGACAAAATAAATCTCGGCCCATACCTTTAGGTATGGGCCGAGATATTTGTTTTGGCGGGACTTGCGATGTCGGACGGTGAGCAGCCTGATTACGCACCGTGAATATGTGGTACACTTGTGGAACGGATGAGAGCGCACACGCAGGGAGCAGCATGACGGCATATCAGGTCGGTGGGCCACCTCGGTTCCGCCATCAACGCATGGGGCTCGACCTGCTCATCCGCACCCGCGGCGTCGGCGCCCTGCTGTTCGACCCCGGGCTGGGCAAGACGGCGACTGTCCTGGACTACACGGGCCTCCTCGCGCTCAAGGCGTGGTCGGGGGAGGCCCGTGTCCTGGTCGTCTGCCCGCTGGCCGCCGTGGACACCTGGGTGTTGCAGGCCAGGACCTTCATGTCCCCGATGGTGGACTGGTGGGCGGAGGCGCTGGGCGGCTCGCTGCTCCAGCGGGCCGAGGCGCTGGCGGCTCGCGGCGGCAATCCGTACACCCAACCGCTGCAGCCGCCGCCCGCCAGGGTCCGGCCGCACCACCCGCGCGCGCTGCACCACCAACTGAACTGGGCGTGGGATGCCAGTGATCGTGGCGACGGCCGACCGGCGTTGACTCCGTCGGAGGGACCGGACGGGTTGACCGACCACCCGCGGGTGGTGATCGAGGTGATCAACATCGACACCCTGCAGTACCGGACCCGGGTCACCGTGCCCGGCGCCCGCGGCCCGCGCGAGGTGCTGATGGCCGACCTGATGGTGGATGCGATCAAGCGCTTCGATCCGCAGCTCGTGGTGGTCGACGAGAGCCACAAGATCAAGGCCGCCGGCGGGCACGCCAGTCGGCTGCTGGCCAGGGTGACCAAGTTCGTGCCGCGTCGGGTGATCCTGACCGGCACGGTGATGCCGCACAGTCCGCTGGACGTGTTCGGCCAGTGGCGATTCCTGGAGCCCTACGCCTTCGGTGACGCGCTGCCGGACGGGGTCCGGCGTCAGGCGACCATCGGCGGGTTCAAGCAGCGCTACGCGACGCTGGGCGGCTGGATGGGCCGGGAGGTCATCGGCTTCCGCAATCTCGACGAGATGCAGCAGATCATGGCCCGCAACGCGGTGGTCGCCCGCAAGGCGGAGTCGCTGGACCTGCCGCCGACGACGGACGTGACGATCCCGGTGACCCTGTCGGCGACCGAGAAGAAGGCTTACGCGCAGATGCGCGACCAGCTCGCGGCCGACCTGGCCTCGGGCGCGCTGGCCGTGGTGCCCAACCGGCTGGCCCAGATGATGCGGCTGCGGCAGATCACCTCGGGGCATCTGCCGGACTCGACCGGTACCACCCACGTCCTGGGCAAGAGCAAGGTCAACACGATCCGCTCGTTGATCCAGGACTCGCTGGCCGGCGAACCACGGGTGGTGGTGTTCGCCCTGTTCACCGTCGAGATCACGCTGCTCACCACGGCACTGGCCGAGCCCGGCACCGAGGTGATGGTGATTCAGGGCGGCACGCCGACCGAGGAACGCAAGCTGATGCGCAAGCGGTTCGGTGACGTGGCCACCAACTCGGGCCGGATCGTGCTGATCGCGCAGATCAAGACCATGAGCCTGGCGGTCAACGAACTCGTGTCGGCGAACCACGCGGTGTTCGCCTCGCTGAGTCAGCAGCGCGACGATCTGGAGCAGGCGAAGGCCCGGCTCGACCGGCAGGGCCAGACCCGGCCGGTGACTTTCTGGTACGCCGTCGCGCCGGGCACGGTGGACGAGGTCATCCTCAAGACGCACCGGGAGCGGGGTGATCTGGAAACGGCCATGCTCCGGCACATACAGGGCGGAGGGTGATGTGTCGTCGTGGGTGCTGGTCGTCCTGCTGGCCGGGATGACGGTGGCATTCCTGGTCGGCCTGGCCTGGGTCGACCGGCTGATGGAGAAGGATCTGCAGTTCCGCGTGGAGCTCGAACGGCTCCGCACGGTGGACAGGGAGAGGCATGAGCACAGCGATGACGGCCGCGCCGACGGCGACGCAGACCACCGATGAGGCGCTGTGGCTGAGTTATAGCCAACTGACGACTCATCGACGCTGTCCAGCTGCGTGGCGGTACAAGTACATCGAGCACCTGGAGAAGGTGGACCCGACCGACATCCCGGTCGAGCGCGACTTCGGCACCTGGTGGCACGCGCTGCGGGCGGCCGACTCGCTGGAGCGGGGCCGCCGGCACGGCTCGCTGCAGGCCAGCCCGCGGACGATCAAGACCGTGGACGGCGGGCCGGTGATCCCGGTGGACCAGGCCGATGTGGCGGCGGTGGTCTACGCGGCCGAGCACTGGTGGCAGTCGCTGAGCCCGCCGATCCAGGAGGTGTGGACCGACCGGCTCGGGGCGGAGCTGACGCCGCGGCTGCTCTACGCCTACGACCGGTGGCGGGAGGAGTACGAGGAGGAGATCGCCACCGAGCATCCGCTGGCGGTCGAGCTCGGCTGGGGCCGGGACATGCCGGGGCCTACTCGAGTACGCCTGGTCGGCTACGTCGACGAGGTCTACCTGGACACCAAGCGGAACATGGTCGTGGTCCGGGACCACAAGACGTCCAAGGCGCTGGCCACCCAGACCGTGGCCGATGACATGATGGACAGCCAGCTCCAGCTCTACGCCTGGGGTGCGACACCGGCCGTCCGGGACTGGGCGGTCGGGCCGATAAGGGCCACCGCCTATGACCGGATGCGCAGCACTGCCCCGCGTCCGCCCCAACTGACCCTCGGCGGCCGGCTGGCGATGCGCGGCGGGGAACCCTCGATCGGCAGCAGCGATCTGCACACCTACGTGACGTGGGCGCGGGGTGAGGACGGCCTCGGTGTGCCGTACCCGGGCACCAAGAAGGACGGCTCCGGGGCCGGGATGTACCAGCTCGAACAGAGCGTGGTCGAGCGGCTGTCCGCCCCGTCGGCCCGGTCGGCCTGGTTCCAGCGGACGCTGACCCCGCTGAACGCGAACCTGATCCGCGCCCACCTGCGGGCGGCCATCGACAGCGCCACCGACCTGGCGGCCACCCGGCATCGGTCGCTGGCCACCGGCGAGGCGGCTCGGAACCTGACCTCGAACTGCCGCTACTGCGACTTCGTGAAGCTGTGCCGAGTACAGATGGTCGGCGGTGCCGATGGGGACTTCGAGCTGGCCGACTACAGCCTGCGTCGTCGCTGAAAAGCCAAGCGCCTGTTGACATTTCGAAGACAGGCTGACAGATATGTGGTACAATTGTGTGACCGGAGCGGGCAGCTCAGTCCCCCGGTGGAGGGAGATTCATGACCGACGTCCTCAATCTGCCGACCGAGTTCAGCGTGGACTCAGCCGTCACCGCCAGCGCGATCAAGGACCTGCTGGCGGGCACATCGTTCGGTGACCGCATCCAGTGCTCCCGACGGGGCGACATGTTCGGCACCTCGATGGTGCACACCTTCCGGGTGGACCCGGGCGGCATCCCGGTCTACGTCTGGTCCTCGGGCGAGATCGCGCTGTGGCGGCTCCTGCTTTCCATCGGCGGGCGGGACGAGGTGGACCTGAGCCAGGTGGTCGCCTACTGCTCGGGCGACCTGGTGCTGGCCCGGAACATCGCCATCGTGTTCGAGCGGGCGATGGGCCTGTGAGTCAACCTGCCGATCTCGGGATGACCGACTCAGAATCGGACCCGGACGACTACGGTCGCTGGCTGATCCACGGCGTGCAGGGCAGTGGTAAGACCACCCTCGCGTCGACCGTCGCCCAGCTCGGGCCGACCCTGTTCCTCGACCTCACCGGCGAGAAGGGCACCCGATCGTTCAAGGGTGCGCCGTGGGAGCCGAACATCGAGATCGCCCGGCCGACCAGCATCACGGCGCTGGACGACACCTACTGGTGGCTGGCCGCGGGCAATCACCGGTTCAAGGCGGTGGTGCTGGACTCGCTCACCGCCACGCAGAAGATGACCATGCGGTTCCTGATGGGACACGACGAGACCGCGGTGCGGGAGATCAGGCAGGGCGTGGCCCCGGCCGATGTCCGCACCTGGGGTCAGTCTCTGGATGTGATGACCGATACCGCGACCTTCTGGTACGGCCTGGCCGACGGCAATCGGGAGCATCCGATGCACGTCGTGATGACCGCACAGACCAAGGTCAGCGAGGACGAGAACAGTGGCCTGACGTGGCGTGTGCCGGACGTTCAGCGCGGAGCACTGTCGATCACCCTCGCGGCCCCCGACTACATCGTCTACACGGATTTGGAGGAGAACCAGGAGGCGGTCGGCGATGATACCCAGCCGCCGGTTCGCCACATCGTCCGGTTCGGGAACAACCTTTCCTACCGGACCAAGGCGCGGGTCCCGTTCCACCTTCGCGGGAAGATCCCGCCCATCCTCGGGCGTAAGCACCCCACCTCGTTGCTGAGCCTGAGCAGGCTGCTGCTGGTCGGCGGCACCCCACCCAAGCAATCCACCCCGGCACTGGTCGCTGTAGGCGCAGCGGCCGAATCAACGAGCAAGGAGAGCACTCAGTGAGCGACGAGGTAATCGTTGATCTCAGTAATTACAAGGACCGCGTGGGGCAGCGGGTCGCACCCGGCCGGTACCGCGTGCTGGTCGAGGACGCGGAGCAGGACAAGAGTCAGGCCGGCAACCTGATGATCAACACCTGGCTCCGGGTGACCGGCGGCGAGTTCGACGGCAGCGTGATCGTCGACCGGATGACACTGACCGACAAGGCCCTGTTCCGCATCGTCGGCTTCATGCAGGCGATCGGGCTGCCGACGCCGAAGAAGCGGCTCAAGGTGAACCTGGGTCAGTTCCGGGGCAAGTACCTGGAGATCGACGTGGAGGACGGCGACCCCTACAACGGCCGGGTCAAGAGCGAGGTCCGCGGCTACCTCCGCATCCGCAACGAGAACGGCGGCAGCACCGCGACCAGGACGGCGGCGGCCACTGAGTTGACCGAGGACGAGATCGAGGCGGGCGTGGCCGAGCACTCGACCCCGGACAACCCCGGCAAGGGCGGCATGGACGAGTTCGCGCCGGTCGGCAACGCCACCGTGCAGGCTCCGGAGGAGGTCGATCTGGAGAATCTCGACCTTGGGTGAAATGTCCGGTTTCCCGTACTGACGCATCACCATCGCCACCGAACGGAGAGGGAGAAACGACATGAGGCTGAGCGAACGGCTCGTCCTGCAGCACTACGACACGACCGGGTACGTCCTGGCCAACGACCAGACCGGTGACGAGGCCGATCTGATCACGCGGGAGGTGGCCTTCCTGTGGGTGGGCCTGACCTACTTCGTGCAGCATGACAACCTTCTGCGGAACGAGGTGGTCGAGGCGCTGCGCATGCTGACCAGCCAGGCCCGCGAGGACGCCCGTGAGGTGTTGATCGGAGCCCTGGGCAGCCTGGGTATCCAGGACACCGAGGAGCAGATGGTGAACGACGAGATGCTCTAGGTCTCCTCCCGAAAAATCTTTCTTCCCCCAAACCTTAGGTTTGGGGGAAGAAAGATTTTCCTGGAGACGGAGGAGAGGGAGAGAGGTGGAGCGGTGATGGTGAGGTCAGAATCCTTGCGGGACAGGGTGAATGCCTACGCCGAAGCGGTCTGGCAGCAGGCCGACGAGGCGGCTGCGAGGCGTTCGTGGATCGAGTCCAAGACACTGCGGTCGGCGGCCAACGGCCTGTTCGAGGTGCTCGGATTGCCTCAGCGGTCCACCGTGCTGGTGAGGGTCGACGCAGTCGATCCTATCGGCGCAGTCGGCGCAGTCAATGGTGAGGTGGAACCGCGAGTCGACTTCGTCGACTCTACTGCCGGTGTCAACTCCGGGCAGGGTTGACGGCATGGCTTCCTCGGAACGGGTGCTCGTCGGCACCATCGCGCGGGCCATCAAGCGGGCGTACCCCGCCTCGCTGGTCCTCAAGATCGTCGGCAACCCGTACCAGGAGAGCGGCATCCCGGACCTGCTGGTCTGCGTGCACGGCAGGTTCATCGGCCTCGAAGTGAAGAACCAGGAGCCCGGTGAGAGCGCCGAGCACGCGGCGTACCGGGCCACCCCGGTGCAGCGGGTGATGGTGACCCGCATCAACAAGGCCGGCGGAGCAGCCGGCGTCGTCACGAGCAAGGAACAGGCGCTCGCTCTGATCGAGCGGGCGCTGGAGAAGGAGCAGGTGGGATGAGTACGAAGACGCAGGCTCGATGGAGAGCACGGACGATTCGTAAGAAGTTGAACGACGCCTGGGAGCTGTTGGGCCAGGCGTATCGGGAGGGCGACCACGTCGTGTTGGGCTACTCGACGTGGGCTGAGTACGTCGTGGGTGAGTACCCGATCAGGCCGCAGCTTGCCGAGGCTGATCGCGGCGAGGTGTTCGGCAAGCTCAGGGCAGATGGCATGTCGAATCGAGAGATCGCCGCCACCACCGGGGCGGCCCGGAACACAGTGAATGGGACCGAGTTCGTCGAGCCAGTTCCAAGATCAACATCCTCCTCAAATGCGAAGGATGTTGATCATGGACAAGATCAACAAGTGGCGCAAATTGAGCCACTTGTTGATCATGCGGCAGCGGACGCACTGGCCGAACGGCAGGCGGCGAAGGACGAAGAGGTGATCCGGGAAGCTACCGCGCCCACAGCTCACCAGGTCCGGCTGAGCCTGCACGAGGAGATGCTGCGTCTTCGCGACCTGGTGCGGAAGGTGCAGCGCACCTCGTTCAAGGGCCAGCGGGAGGAGGTGCATCAGGAACTCGCAGGAGTGCGGGAGGTGCTCGACATGCTGGAGGTTCTGGTCAATGCCGAGCCGGTCAGTGACGAGTCGATCTACGAGTGGATGGGAGAGAAGTAATGAACGGAATGCCGAAGTCTGAGAGGGCCAAGGAGATCGTGGAGTGGTGTCGAGAGCTGCCTAAAGGTCAGCCTTTCACCATGTTGGAATTGGCTAAGGATCTTGGCCGGCGCCTTGGGCGGACGCTGAGTGATGACTTCAGCTTGGCGCGGCATCTGGCTCATGCCGAGGATTCTCAGATCACCTACTCCCACGTTGATGAAAGAGGTTTGCACGTCTATCACTTCGAGACACCGGATCGGGAGGAGGCGAATGGGCTACGTGGTCTGATCAGTCGTCAGCGGGCCAACGTCACGATCAATCGGAACCTCGCCGCCGCGGCTGCTTGGGAGGCGGCGCATCCGCTCAATGAACGACACCGGTCGGTGTCCAAGTCGATGATGAAGATGAGCAATGGGCAGGCTGATACAGCGGAGGCGATGGCAGAAATTCTGGAAGAGCTGTCCAAGTAATTCCTTCGAGAGGGAGAAACGATGAGTCACCAGATCACTGAGCGTGACGGGCTTTTCACGGTCAGGCAGGCGGCATGGCACGGACTCGGTGAGGTGCTGACCGACTACCCGACCAGGGCGGAGGCGCAGCGCATCGCGCACCCGTGGGAGCCCACCACCGAGCCGGTCTACCGGAAGGTCACCCACTTCGGCCCGGACCGGGTGCCCGGCACCCCGCCGTGGACCTACGAGGAGATCGAGGACCAGCGCCTCGTGGTGCGATCGGACACCCGGTCCCCGCTCGGCGTCGTGTCCGGCACCTACACGCTGGCCTCCAACGGCGAGCTGTACGACATCGCGGAGGCCATCGAGGGTGAGGACAAGGGTCAGGTCCAGTACGAGACCGGAGGCAGCCTCAAGGGCGGTGCGAAGGTGTGGCTGCTGCTTCGGCTGCGGGACCCCATCGTGGTGGGCGGCGACCCCAACGGTGCGGTGATCCCGTACTACGCCCTGCAGAACGCGCACGACGGCAGCGGCTCGTTCCGCGGTCAGGCGACCATGACCCGGATCGTCTGCGACAACACGAGCCAGGTCGCGGACATGGACAGCCAGGCCCGGGGCACCGAGTTCGTCTTTCGGCACACGGCCTCGATCGGGCAGCGGATCGAGGAAGCCAAGTCGGCGCTGGCCGGCTGGCGCATCGCCCTCGCCACCTGGCAGGAGCAATCGGACTTCCTGATGACGGTGCGGCTGACCAATGAGGCGGTGGGCGTCTTCGTCGATCGGTTCATCCCGATGCCGCCGCCGCACTCGATCACGCCCCGGGTGGAGGCGAATGTGACCAAGGGCCGGTTCGCGCTGTGGGACATCATCAACGGGCCGACCTGCGAGGGCATCAACCGCACCGCGTACGGGATGACCCAGGCCGCGGTGGAGTACCTGAACCACTCGCGCCGGGCGTTCAACGCCGAGAGCCGATTCCGCCGGGCCTACCTCGAACGCGATGCCATCGTCACCGATGCCCGTGAGCTGGCCTTGTCCATCGCTTCTGTCTGACTTCACACTGGGCGCGCTTGCTTTGAGCAGCCTGGTGTGCTTCCATCACGCGTTCTGTGGTACAATGGTAGGACGTAAGGAAGTACGAGAGAGGGAACAGAAATGATCATCACCGTCCAGAACGAGGCGCAGGCCGAGCTGCTCAACAAGATTCACGCGAGGGCTGAGGAGCTGTTCGACGCGATGGACGAGATGGCGGTGCGCCACTACGAGTCCACCGACCTGCTCAAGCAGGGGATGCGGGCGCAGCTCAACTGGCTGCCCGCGGTGAGCGCCCGGATCGTGCAGGCCGAGGCCGCGCTCGACAGCCTGCTCCCGCTGGCCGCGGTGCTCGGGATCAAGGACGGGCACGTCCTGGATGCCTACGACGCCCAGAAGGTGTGGTTCACCAGCAAGCAGGACGCCACGGTCTGATGGAGCGGGTCGGGCACTTGGCGTTCTCGCCCCCGGTGATCCTGCGGGCGAGGCAGGGCATCGAGGACGGGCTCGTCGAGCGGGACGCGGAGTACCCGGCGATCTGGTGGGTGCGGTCGCGCAACAGCGACAGCACCTACCGGGTGCAGAGCGACTTCGACCCGGCGAAGGGGACTCTCACCTGGATCACCTGCACCTGCGCCCACGGGCTGAACGTGGGCGCCGGGCAGACCCACTGTTGGCACGCCGCGGCGGTGCTCCTGCGCATCCGCGACGAGATCGAGAGGACCCCGTGAACAGCGACGCCGTGCCCGTCAACAAGGACGCCCTCATCGCCCTCCGCTCGGTGGGGTGCGAGGCGTGCATGGCTGCCCCCGGGCAGCCGTGCACCGCCCCGACGGTGAGCGGCCGGATGCCGGTGAAGTGGGTGCACAACGTGCGCCGCGATCTGGTCCAGGGCTGGACGTGACCAGGTGGCACGACCAGTCGTACTGGCGACCGGCGTGGTGGGGCACTCACGTCCGCTGCGTGTGGCTCTGCCCGACCGGGCATCCGTGCCACCTGCGCTACGCCCACGAGAGGAGTTGCTACTGCGCCTTCTGTGACCAGCAGTTCACCGGCCGCCGATAGCGGCCGGTTCAACAGAGAGGGAGAAACGATGGAGACAACAGACGAGACCGAGGCGGCCCGCCGGGCCATGCTCCCGGAGATGCCGTTCCTGCTGAAGATGGCGATCGAGAACGGCCAGCAGGTCTGGGACACCCAGGCGATGCAGGTCGAGTTCGAGGTGATCGGCTTCCAGGCCCCGTTCGTGGCGGTGCGTCGGCGTAGCGACGGAGTCGTGGGCTCGTTGGAGTTCGCCCACACCCCGCGCTTCTACTGGGGATTCCAGGAGGACTCCGATGTCTGACGTGGATGTGGACACGATCCAGCGGCTGGAGCTGCTGGACGAGCTGCGCAAGCTGTCCGGTCCACCCTTGGCTGCGGCCGTTCTCGAACTGATCGAGGACAACCGGGAGCGGTGGCAGCAGGGCTCATGGCGGTGGAACGGCGAGCTTCCTGAGGAGAAGTACGAGACGCATCGGGAGGATCCGCTCAACCCCGTGTGCAAGACCAGCTTCTGTGCGGCCGGCTGGGTAGGTGCCATCGACGGCGTCCGGTGGAGCGAGACCATCGAGCTCATCGGGCATCCGTCGAAGTGCAACTGCACCACGCCGCGCTGCGCGGTCTCGTCCCACATGGTGCACATCAGCGACTACGCGGCGGCCCGCCTCGGCCTGAACTATGACGCGGCCAGTCGGCTGTTCAACGGCGACAACACCCTGGAGGACCTGCAGGACATGGTCGCGGCGATGGCCCGGGGCGACAGCGTCTTCGATGTGACGCCGAGCTGGGATCAGGACGACGACGACGATGAGGACTCCGATGACAAGTGGCCTATGTCAGATGTCCCAACAGCGTCAACGACTGATCCCGTCGACCCCGCGCACGCTTACGCGGAGGCCCTGAACATCTGGTGGATGAACCATGCCAACCTGGCCACCCTGGCCGAGTGGATGTTCCAAAGAGGCGACAGCCCAGCGGATGTCGTCTACATGCTGGAGAAGCCGTGGAAGTTCGAGACCGAGTTCCACAAGTCGCAGACCGCCACCGAGGAGGAAATGGCGTGATCGACATGACCGAGGTGCAGGTCCATATCGAGTCCGCCCGCCTCACCTTCGAGCAGATGATCGCCGACGACGCCGTGTTCCGGCCGATGATCATGGTCTACCGGGATGATCTGATGATCGCCCGGGTAATGCCGAACAGTCCGGGCAGCGACGGCGGCGCGGTGATCCACTTCGCCGCGCAGATCAGCGTGGCACTGTTCCGGGCCACCGACCTGGTGATCGTGATGGACAGCTACCACTCGAACCTGCTGATCAACCCGATGACCGGCAAGGAGTGGGAGCACGGCGAGATGAACGACCTGGCGGACAATCACGACGGTCGGGCCCATGGCTGGGTGACCGACTCGATCACCATGATCCTGGAGGACCGGGCCGGGGCGAACGCCCTGGTCGAGATGCCCTACTCGGTGGACGGGAAGACCGTGCGTTGGAAGGGCGAGCCGATACTGTTCGGTCTCCCGGGTGGTGACTCCTCCGGCCATGCCGGCGGCGGCCGGCTGTCCGGCCTGTTCGAGCCACCACCGGACATGCCCGTCGTGCCGGACTCGTTGACCGACCTGGATGCGGCCCGGCTCGTCACCGCGTCGCACTGCATGGTCGCCCTCGCGGTTTACGGGAGAGAAGGATGACCGAGTATCCGACCCCGGAGGTGCCGACCGACTACCCGCTGCCCCCGCTCTCCGCGGCTCCGCCCGACCAGCCACGCGGGTGGGCTCAGAAACTGCCCACCGACGCCAAGCACGGCTGGCCCAGCAACCCGCTGTACGCGCAGAACTTCAATCCGGCCCACCTCAACACCGACAAGCCGCTGCCCGCCCACGGCATCTCGCCGATTCTGGAGTTCTTCGGCTACGACCACCTGCCCGAGCACCTGCAAGGGGTGAGCCGGGCGTTCCACGACCTGGCCCACGAGGTGGAGGAACGGCTGCCCTCGGGTCCGGAGAAGTCGGTCGCCCTGCGCCACCTGCTCTATGCCAAGGACGCAGCGGTCCGGGTGGCTCTGCACGGGACGAGGTCGCGGTGAGTGACCTTCCCAAGCCGCGCGCCGAACTGGCCAAGCGCACCCGGGAGATCGTCACCGAGGTCACCAAGCTGGTTGCCGACCTGGACGATGCGAGGGTGGCACTCCCGGTGTACGACGCCTTCCGACTCGGCCACACGATGGGCGTGCTGATGAGGCTGGCCTCCGAGCTGGAGAGGCCGCTGGACCCGGCGCTGGCGGAGGAGGGCGAGTGACCAGGGTCGTGCCGGACCTGGCCATCAACATCGGGTGGTACAAGGTGCTGACCGGTGGCGGGTTGCGGGTGATCGATCGCTGGCAGCACGGCCCGATGGGCATGGGCCTGGCGGTGACCGGAAAGCAGAAGCGCGGGTCGATCATCGTCAGCCAGGCGGCCTACGACGGCGTGGAGTGGCTGCACGCCAGCATCGCCTGGGGCGACCGGATGCCCGGCTACGAGGACCTGCAGCTTCTGCACCGCTCGTTCTTCGGCCGCCGGCGGTACTCCTACCAGGTGTTCGCCCCGGAGAGTGAGCACGTCAGCGGACTCAACGACCCGGACGGCCTGCCCGGCCACGAGTACGCCCTGCACCTGTGGGGCCGGGTGGACGGGAAGCCGTCGATGCCGGAGTTCGGCAGCTACTTCGGGAGGGTGTGATGACCCGCTTCGAGCTGAACCAGCTCCCCAACGGATCGAGGGAGGCGGGCTTCTGGTACGAGGTCCTGCTCGACGGGAAGGACATCGCCAAGGACCTGTCCCGGGTAGACATCACGGCCGAGGTGGGCGAGCCGGTGGCGGTCACGCTGACCTTCAACACCGACTCGATCGGGGTG